TGCAACGTATGTTGGAGTAGAGCCGAATCCGCTTTCAACTCCCGGATTTCAGAAAATGATTGAAATGTTTGGTTCGCCTGAAAAACAAAAAATGTTGGAAGACGGTCTTCCGAATGCGGTGGGGGTTGATAAGCTGCCTCCGGGGTGGGCGGACGTTGTCATGTTCAGCCCTCCGATGTGGGGGAAAGAAGTGTATAATGATGAAACGGTTGAGAAACAGTCAACCAACATGTTTACAAATGAAAAAATGTGGTTGAGCGAATTCTTGTATGCATCGATTGAAGTGTTGTGGAGTCGACTTCGCGTTGGCGGATTCATTGTGTTTCAGAGCGTTCGCTACGATTACATTGGTGAGTATATGATGAGAGAACATTTTACGAAAAGAAAAGATGGTGAATTCATGGGAATTATATCACGTGTCACAAGTTCTGGACGATATAAACCAAATTGGGTATGGCAAAAGGTAAATCGTTCGACTTCAGAACCAAGAAAAGTGGAAGAAATCGAAGAACAACAAGAAGAAGGACAAGGAAAAGAAGAAGAAGGTGAATCCAAACCTCAAAAAAAGAAGGTTATATACGTAAAAAGAAAAACATTGAAAAAATCGCCTTCTCCTCCTTCTCCTTCTTAAATATTAAATAAAAAAAAATAATTACGATGTAAAAGAATATAGACAGTATATTTTAATATATATAATCAAATTAAATAATCAAATAAAATAGTTATATATATTTGTAAGTTATGAGTATTTTTTTATTACCTAAAATTATACATGATATAAGAGACAATGATATTCAGTTCAAAATGTTAAAAAAATCTGCAAATGTTATTGTTTCGCATTCACTTTATCATTCATTATGTCAAACTAAAATTCAAATAGAAAAAAATTACATTGGTTGGGATAGTTGTAAGAAAATAACAAATCCTTTTGAATTTATTCATACTATAATTCCAGGATACAAAACTCAGGTGAGTAAACTAACACCACTTTCACGTTCATTTTATAAAATGATTGAAATGTCAACTCTATTTAATTTATGTAGTAAAGATGCAAATGCAGATACAATTCCGAATAAAGAACTAAATAATTTATTAAGCGACTATGTCCATAATTTATCAAACAACCCGCTGAATATAAATGAATTTGAATGGTATCTTCATGATAACTATTACTACGATGTCGGTACTAGCGGAAGCGTTAATGGGAATGGAATTTATAATGAAAATATACATGGGAGTGAAAATTCATTTATTATGTATAAAAATAAAAATATTTTTTATGAGAAAAGAGTGAAGAATCCGAATCCGAATCCGAATCCGAATCCGAATCCATTTGAATTCAATGATGTCAACGATGTCAACGATGTCAACGATGATGGAAATTTTTATTCTAATAGTAAACCACAACAACAATATAAATTTAAATCTTTTCATTTGGCAGAAGGTCCAGGCGGATTTATTGAAGCTGTTGCACATATCAGAAAAAATAAGAGCGACGAATACTATGGTATGACATTAATAAATAATGACACGAAATGTCCAGGATGGAGGAGTAGTAAAAAATTTTTGGAAGATAATCCAAATGTCATTATTGAAAAGGGCATCGATAATACAGGAAATTTATTATCCCGCGATAACTTTATTCATTGTTATCATAAATACAAAAACAGCATGGATCTTGTTACAGGAGATGGCGGAGTCGATTTTTCCGAAGATTTTAATAACCAAGAATATACTGCAACAAAATTAATTCTAGCTCAAGTGGTATACGCTCTGGCGATGCAATCCAATAATGGAAATTTTGTATTAAAAGTATTCGACACATTTTCAAATGCAATGATTGATATTTTATATTTGCTTTCTTCATTATATAAACAGACATACATTATGAAACCACAAACAAGCAGATATGCTAATTCTGAAAAGTATATTATATGTAAAGGATATAATTTGGATGAAAACAAAGAAAGAATTGAGAATATTATTAAAAAAATATATGAAAATTTTGATAATTTAAATTCAAATTTATATATTGAAACCATTTTTAACTTTAATTATAGTCGAACATTTATTTCTAAGATGGAAGAAATCAACATAATCATTGGAAAAAAACAAATCGACAATATAGTTACTACATTAAATTTAATGATAAATAAAAATTTTGATAAAATTGATTATTATAAAAAAAAACACATACAAAAATGTATAAAATGGTGTGAAAAATTCAATATAAATTTTCATAAAAATATAAAAAGTACAAATATATTTTTAGCATCGGCTTCACATTTAAATTTTGTAAATGGAAGAAATACAAATAAAACAGTTCATGCTCATCAATGACATGAAGTGTTAATGTCTTCATATGAAACATAAAATTATATTAACAACCTAAAACATATTTCAATCTAATAATAATTATTTTTTTACATATTTTTTTAATAAAAATAATTAGTAATATCAATAAAATTAATTGTTCATAAAAGATAACTTAAAAATATAGCATGAATATCATTAGCATGCAAACAACAATTCAGCTTTTATATAAAACAGTGAGTGGAAATAAAAAAAAGGAGCGCTTTGAGACCATTCTTGAACCGCTTCAAGCACTCATTCAAATCGCATTGTTATCATATTATCCAATTGGGTCAAAGTTGACAATACAAAATAATATATTACACATTCAAGCGCCGTCGTATACGCAATCTGTAACCCGATGGTACAATAACGATACCCAAGAAGATTTATTTTATTTATTTAACATTTTTTGTAGATTTAAAAAATTTTATACGGATATAAAAGTGGAGCATACGAAATTATTCGAATTGCTCATCCACTTGGCTAAAAATGGAATCAATAATTTGATTCGAACGTATAATCAAACCGATAAAACGCATGTTTTACATACGCTTCAAATGTATAAAAATATGTTGGATGGAACAAATAACAATTACAATTTTCATACGGCAGCAGCGACACCTGTTAACGTTAACATCATTCCGGAATTGAATCACATCATTCCGCCATCGCTATCGCAACAACAACAACAGTCATCCATGAATCACGATCATTCTCCGCATGATAAAAACAATAAGCACGGTTATCACGATAAAAAAAATAAAATTAGGAGAATTGAAAATGATAATGTAACGGCGTCATCCATCTCTCTAGAATCTGAAAATGAAAAACAATTAAATAAAAAAGAATTAAATTCTTTTCCCATGTCATCGCCGGCATCTCCGGAAATTGATATGGATACCATATTTATAAAAATTTCAGAATTATATACAGATGAAATTTTTCGAATTATTTATAATGTGTTTATTGAAATGAGTCGCGACGATACGAATTTTATGGATTATGCAAATGGGCTAAATATGATGTTACACCCGATTAATATTCGAATAAAAAAATGGATTGATGAGAACATTGTTTTTTAATCGATTTTTTTTATTTTACTTTTAAGTTCATCCAACACACTATTCATTTGAAAATTTCCGTTTACTTTCAACTTGGTTGATGGTGGAAGAGGGAGCGGAGGCGGAGGTGGAGGTGGATATGCATGCGAACTATGATGTTCTTCACTCTTTACAAAATTATTATTGTTATTGCTAAAATTAGAATGCTGGTGATTATTATTGAATGATAATGATGAATTATATAAAACATTTTTATAAACATTATTTTCGATTTTCAGGTTGATTTTTTTCATTTTTAATGATTTTATTTTTCTTGATTGAATGCGAATCGTTTCATTTGCCACTTCTAGTTTCATTTTTAAAACGGTATTTTCGGATCGTAATTCATAACACGCCTTTTCTTGCGTCTTAAAAAGTGACTTGAACTCTTCCAAGTTATTTGTTATTGAAACGCTGTCATAATCGTGATGTACACTATTTATGGTATTTATATTATGATTTACACTCAAAGTATCATTTGTATTATTTATAATTTCACGTTGGTCGGTTAATTTTTTAAATCCAAACAGTGAAGGATACATGCAACACCACATAAATTATAATAAAATAATGATTATACTTTTATTATTTTATTGTTTAATTTAATAATATAATATTCATAACATATAATTTTATAAATTAGTATAAAAAATAGATTTTTCATGAATCATAAAAATATCCAATGATTTTTTTATAACAACATATTTTTTACTTTGTAAATATTCGATAATCGGAACGGATGTATCATTATAATTATTTTCAAATCCAATCACGTCAATAAATACTTTATCAAAGTTTATTGATTTAATAACTTCAAATTCTGCTCCCTCAACATCAATTGATAAATAATGAACATGAGAAATATTATTTTCATCAAATATTGTTTCTAATTTTTTAGTATCTACAATAATTATTTCACTAGAAGCATTCATAAGTTTATTTTCATTGTCTAATCTATTATAATGTCGTTTATCGTATGTTTCTTTAATTCCAGATATCATTTCAGTATAACCATTATTGCATATAAACTCAGTTTTTCCATCATAGTTACAAATTGCACAGTTTATATTTTTATCATTTGGTCTATTTATAAGTAATTTATCATAAACACTCTTCATTGGTTCGATGTTTATTCCATTCCATTTATTATTTTTATGAAAATATAATGTATTATTTATTGTTACTCCATCGTGAGCACCAACATCAACGTATATTCCAGATTTATACCCTTTAAATACATTATTCTCCAAGAAATAATCTTGTTTGTCTTGTGAATAATATACGGCATTACTGTTATTACTATCACTATTATGACTAAATTCTTGTAATGTTGTTACACGATATCGTTTTGATTCTATTATATTTTTAAGAGTTGGAAAGAATCCAAGTTTTGTAAGAATTTTTTGTTTTTCGGCACGAATAAAAGGTAATCTTTGCGACCACCAATCTTCTTCAATTGCCCTTTTAACAATACATTTGCTTTGTTCCATATTATTCAAATCTAATTTCACATAAGCCCTTGAATCAATGTATTCAGATAAATTAGGACACCCCCAATAAAAACATAAACATTCACAAATAATCGGTTCCCATATTTTTTCAGTTGCATAATCCAGTTGTTCACTATTTTCGCACATAAAGTAATATTTGTATTGAGTAAGTATATTACTCGTGTTATCATTTGGAACAACTCCTTTATAAGAATGAAAATCATGGTAATTTTCTTTTCCAAATACATCTATAATATGTTCACATTCTCCTTTTTCTAAAACATTAACAAAATCAATGCGTTTTTTTTGACCAATAAAGTATTTTTTATGACTCAATATACAAGCAACTTTATTATAAATTTTATTTGCATCATTATCATTAAATGAAGACAAATATATAAATCGCCATTGAACAGGATTAAGTTTATCGTGAACATATAAAAAATCATTTGGATTAGGATGTCTCCATTTACCCCATGTTTCTTTCATAACATCAGGTTCCATTGAAAATACAAACGTTTTATTAGGATCATAATATGTAGAATCATCTTTTGGCATGTTTATGATTACGTAATAATCAATGTCAGAATCTTCATCTGTAATTTGTATATTTTCAAAAACATCTAAATTGTTTGGAATCATGAGTTTAAATTCTTCTATTAATTTCTTACTAGTATCCCAAAAATTTCCTATAAATTTAACACGTATAATTTGTTTATTATTCAAATGTGCAGAATAATAGTTTTTTTTAATATAAATGCCATCATTGGTACTAAAATAGGGTGATGGTATTAACTGTCCAATTTTTTTCTTATAAAAACCCAATGTGTTAACTGCAACACAGTCCTCATTATTTAACGCTTCGTTCAAAAGTTGAATTACATGTTCTCTCTTTTTATAATATAAATCATTTCCTATTATGTCACGACCCTCTATAAATTCGAAATTGTCTAATACGTTTTCATTACCACTATCATCATGGTTTAAATGAAATAATGTTTTTTTTGATCTATCAATATCCGTTTTTAATAAACATTCTTCCTTCATCAAATCAAAACCGCCTTGAAAAATAGGATGAGGAAAACTATCCAACAGGGTAATTAAATTATTTTTTTCCAATTTTAATAACCACATATCTAATGGTTCATTCATAAAATCTTCAGGTGAATCATTTATTATAGAACATAATTTTTTAGCACCTGATGGAGTGATAATGTATCCAGCTGTAGTCCTGTACAATGGTGTGTGAAATAAGTTACTAAAACTTTCAACTATATAGCTTCTTTTATAAAATGTAGAAGTAATGTGTTTAAATACAACATTCTTTTGAACATCTAACAGTTTATGAGAATCAATGTATGTTTTAGAATTGAAATCATATCGAGGTGTCCACTGTCCTGCAATGTATAAAATATCCCAGCTATTTGTTGCATTTAAATCATTCAAGTTATCAAATACTGATTTCAATTG